CAGCTGTTGGATTCAACCATCTTTTGCGGGGTAGACCCCGCACGGATGGATGGCAGTCTGCTTTTTCGAAAGTAGAGCAAGGCGTGAAGCTTGCGTTTCACGCTGCGCTACTGTCCTCGTCTCGGGCCTATATAGGCCACAAGGCGAATGTTTCCGTCGGTCTCTTCCTAGGAAGACACCTTCGGAACTTAAGGTCGTCGGGATACTCGTATCTCGACGATCTGAAAACTTGTTGCTCTAAGCTTCAAGTTTTAGTGTTGGAAGGGTCGTCGTTCGAGTCGAAAGACGAACGACGACTCTTCTACAAAATCTTCCCTTGGTGGTACAAGACTACCATGAGAAGATCAAAGCTTCTCCAGTTCCTCAAGATCCGGAGAGCTCTGCCGAAGCCGCCGAAGAAATTCTGCGACCAGGCTGTGACGAAGTGGGTGTCCGAGAACACCTCTCCTCGACCTAGTATGCCGGTGCCCTTGGGCTTCCGGCGAAAAGCCGAGAAGGTGCTCAGTAAGAGACCCCTTCCGACATATCGGCCCGGGGACGTTTTGTCCCCCGGGTCGTGTATCGGTGCCACCCGCCGCCAAGGCGGGCGAACCTCACTCGTTCCGACCTTGTTGTCGGGCTTGAAGCGTGACGTCTTCAAGCCGAGTGATTGGGACGCTCCCCTAATGCTTGGGAGGCTACCGTACAGATCTTTCCAGGCTCCTAGAGCCCGGATTGATGAAGCCATTGGTAAGCTTAAGTGCCCACCAAAGGTCAACCTCGTGCCGCTAGCGGTGCCAGAGCTCGGGTGGAAGTGCAGGATCGTAACACGTAGCGATCCCGCTATCCTTGCGAAGGCAGAGTGCCAGCGTCGAAGGTACTATCCAGTGTTGACGAATAATCGCAACACTGTGACGAGTTCACCTCTGGGCGATCCAGAGATGTCGCTTATTGGTTTTCACCCGATGGCGGCGTCGGAACGCGCAGAGGTGTTCGTATATTCAGCCGACTTCACGAAGGCGACTGATCTACTTACAAAGGAGGTCCTCGACTTCCTTTGTACTCTTTTGGAGATACCCCCAGGACTAGTCCACGAGGGTCTCTTCATAGAGGACGTACCGCTGTCCGGCGGTACACCTATGGGAATGCCAGTGGGTTGGACCCTACTGTCATTTACTAACTTCGTCTGTGCTCTACAAGTAGACCACATGATGAGGTTCCGGATCAAGGGTGACGATCTGATCGCACTCTGGACCTTAAGGCAGATTATGTCATTCCGACATATTGCTGCGCAGGTTGGACTCATTGTCAATGACAAGAGTGCCACTTCGAAAACGCACGGCACGTTCTGCGAGGCAGATTACCGGTTGGAGTGGAGGCACGGGGGTAACCCCGTTCTCGTCCGATTGGCGACCTTCTCGCTACGTGCGTACGTTTCGAATATGCCTCCGAGTACTACTACTCTGGAGACAGTATTATCCCGAGGCGTCAAGAGGGACACCCTCTTGCGTCTCGAGAAGCAGTTCTTCGGCCAGTGGCGCGAAGCTGCAAAATACTACAAGGTTCCACTAGTGGGACCTCGTCAGTTCGGTTGTCTGGGTTTCCTTGGGGACTCAGATGACCTTCCGCTCGATGATGCAACGTGTTGCCTCGTCAGAGCACTCAATAATGGGGTTGAGCTATTTAACCCTATTACTGAAAGTTCACCGTATGCCACCAAGGTGGCATCGGTGATTAACTCGATCCCGTGGTGTTGCGATACCACGAGGACCGATTACGTCGATGATTACCTGTCGGGGATCATCGATGAATGGGGAGGCTTCTATGTTTCTTTAGGAGCCTTCACCGATGCTCTCTATGGCAAGGCCAAAAAGAGCAAAGCACCAACTCTCTGGACCGAGGTCCGGACGTTGGCACGCTATAGGAAGAGAGCTCTCAAGAGAGCTCCTCCTCCCTTTCCGACTACTCTAGAGCAGTCGAAAAAGCTTCTTTCACTGTCACGTCAGCTCGACGGCAGTGCAAGACGCATCTTTGGTTGGGTGATAGCCGCGCTGGCACCACCACAACCTGAGACATCCGGGAACCCATGAGGCCCAGAGACATCTCATGCTAGCATGGTGCGCTCTCGAACGCACATGCCGG